TTCGTGGTTTGGGATGCTCAGGCCCCGACGAGCGTCAACTACCAGACCCACAAGTTCAGCATCATCGACGCGTTCGAGACTGCTTCGAACTTCATCTACGGCTCCACCAACATGGTCGCCGGAAACTGGGTCCTCGCGGGTCTCCAAGCCGCGACGGTCATCGCGACGTTGCCGCAGTTCGCCGCCAAAAACGACCGTACCCAGATGCAGGGCGTTACCTACCTGGGCGACCTCGGCAACAAGAAGGTGTTCGCCGACCCTCACTACCCGAACAACGAGTGGTTGATCGGTCACAAGGGCGACCAGTTCCTGACCACGGGCTATGTGCTCGCGGAATATCAGAAGCTGTACACCACGCCAGACATCATGTTGCCTGATTTCATCCATCAGCGCGGCTTTGCCACGAGCTTCGCGAAGAAGGTTGTTAACAGCAAGATGTACTGCCGGGGAGTTGTGCGCAACGCGCCGACTTCGTTCGGAACATTCATCGGCTAACTTCCAACCCAACGCACGCATCGTTTCCCGCCCGGAGTTACACCGGGCGGGATTTTTATGACGTTCTTTCGCTAAGAAGGTAGTTAATTCTATGGTTGGACAAAACAAAAAAGTTTATCTTGTCATCGGGTTGTCGGGGTCTGGAAAGAGTTTCGTGTGCTCACAAGTAGCGCCATATTCGTATCGGATAAAATTCGACAGGTTAAGGGGAGGAAACCGAAGGCAAGAAGCCCTTAAGCAGGCGTCTCAGCAAGATAAACCAATCGTAGCTGACATTACAAAACTAGTCAGCACGACAATTAAGCTTAATCCGGAGTTTGTGTACAAAGTTGTGTTCATTGACGAAAGCCTTGAGGTGGTGCGCCAAAGAATTGAGCTTCGTGGGGGAACGTATAACGAGGAGGCAGTCTTGAAGCGGCAAAAAAGACTGAGGTCATTAGCGCTTAGGCACCAGGCATTTTCGGGATCGTCAGACGAATGTCTGCAGTGGTTGAAACACGAGCTAAGATTGGGATCTGGGATCCCAGAACCTGCTCAGTTCTACGTATATGGAATTTACGAGCTTAATCCAAAAGAGCTTAGGTATATTGGAAAGGGACACCGCAACCCTGAAAGTGGATATGACCGCGTCGACCACTACGACCAGCGCTACCTGTTGGAGCACCGAAAACAGGGAGTGGTTTTTGACCGACTTAACGAGCTAATTTCAAGGGGTATAGATTATTGCATTGAAATCATTGAAGACGGTTTGACCGAGTACGCTGCATTTGAGCGGGAAAGAACTTTGATTAGGGCTCATGGGCTTACGGGTTTGTGGAACAGGACTGACGGTGGAAGTGTTGGGTGGACGCTCTCTGAAGAGACTCGCCGCAAAATGTCTGAATCTCGAAAAGGTAAAAAGTATGGTCCAAGACCACAAGCTTGGAAGGACAACCTGGCTAAAGCAGCCAGAAGGAGAGCTGACAGTCTAGAGTGGAGATTGTCACACTCCGCCAGATTAGTTGGAAAATCTCTTTCTGCTGAACACCGAAAAGCTATTTCAAGCGCTTGCAAAGGAAATGGGAGGCCAAAAGGGTGGGAGCTAACGCGCGATGAGTCAGAGTTCCTTGGGGTTAAAGAAGGAAAGGTTGAATTGAATTCTGGGCAAAAATCTTGTCTTCGGCGTTACCGTTATGCAAAGTTGAAGTGAACAGCCCAGCCAGTAGTTAGCGCATGACGAAGTCAAAAGCGCAACAACAACTTTTTGAGATTGCCCGGGCAGTTCAAAAGGGCACGAAGAAAGCATCTGAGGTTAGCGGCGCCGCACGGCGCATCGCCAAAGACTTGTCGGTGAAGAAGACCCGGGACTTTGCCCTCACCAAGCACAAGGGACTTCCCAAGCGGGTCAAGGAAGCTGAAGAGCCCCAGGACGCCGAGGCATTGGCCGTGACCAATGAAAAGCTGGCCTACTGGCTGGCCCAACGTCACGCGATTTCTAATCCCACGCTCGACCCTGACGACGTCAAGCAGGAAGCTTTGCTCGCGTTGTCCAAGGCGGCCAATTCATACACTCCCCAGAAAGGGAGCTTTGCTGGCTACGCCTCGATGGTCATCCGCAACCACCTTGGAAACATGTCGTGGAAGGCTGGCACGTACAGCTACAAGGGGAAACCCAGCCCATATCGGATTTCGCGTGTGGAACTTGACGCCCCGATGGGTGACGACGAGGGCGAGGGCGGCGAGGAAGATTTGCACTCCAAGATCGCGGCGCCAGGTGAAGATCCTGCGGCCTCAGCTGAGCGCGCCAGCCGTTATGCCTGGGCGCGTGACGAGGTGTCCAAGCTCGACCCACGGGCGCGCAAGGCGCTGAGCGCCTGGACCAACGGCAAGACGTACGACGAGATTGGCAAGATGCTGCGCATGACAAAGATGGGGGCCTACAAGATCGTGCAGGCGGCGCTGGGCCAACTTCGCAGCACCATGCGTCAAGAGGCGATCGAAGAGCGACGGCTGTCACTGTTGGTCAACCAACTTCTCGAGGGCTAATGCGTGACGACTCTAAAACAGGAAAGGTGAACCTGGGTGGACTGGCCGCGCGTCGGTACCATAACATGACCTCTCGCCAAGCGATGACGGCCGGTTGGAAACCTCAGGCATACCAAGACGCGGCGGCTGAAGTGACCAACCAGCAGCCGCGAAAGCGGGGTTTTGCTAACAAGGGTTTTGGGCAGACGACGTCGGGCAAATCACTTCCTAAGACGCGACCTGGCGAGAGCCTTGTGGACGCGTTGGTTAACCAGCTTCTCGATGACTAGCGATGCCACAAGCCACCGCAATTGAGGATGCTGCCAAGAATCTAGTCGGGGTCAACAACCTGCTTCAGCAGACAAAGAAGGACTCCACGGTCATTGCGCAGCAGTGGGACCTGACGAACAAGCTGTTCAGTGGGCTTGCGACGTATGCAGGAGGTTGGCTGTTTCTTCAAACCAAGCTCGGTCGTGAGATTCATGGCGCGACTCACCAGTTGAAGGAGGTTGCGACATTTCCATTCGGGAAGAATCTTGACAAGATGCGGAATGACATGTCGTGGCTTCGTGAAGAAGCTGCGCAGTTTTACCGTGAGCACGTTAAAGCCGCTGGAGACCAATCGGCGCTGGCCAAGGAGCAGCTGGAAAGCTTCAGAGCCCGGTTCAACTACATGAACGACATCCTTGCGCGGGAAAAAGCGCGCAATGAAGCCGTCAAGAAGTACGACGAATTTCACCGCCACATCAACTGGCAACTCGGAGCGTACGTGGTGCTGCTGGCCAAAGCGTCTGACCTATGGTTCACCATGAACCGCTACATGGCGGAAGCCCGTGCGGCAGAAGATGGTCGGGCGCGGTATTTCAGCCAGTCGCTGCGGGCCGCGATGCAGCTTGGCGCTTCGGTCTCTGAAACTGCGACAGTCATGTCGGCTTTGGTCGAACGTGGCCGAGACCTGACCAATAACCTCGAGAAGGACGTGAAGCTCGCGCTGCAGCTTCACAGGGCCTACGGCATGAGCGGCACCGACGCCGCCGAGTTTGTTGCCTCGTTTGGACGCCTGAGTGTGGACACCCAACGCGTGGCCGACGGCATCGCGCGGGTTGTGGCTAAGACCGCCCTGTCGGCCGATGAGGCTGCGCGGCTGTCGTCCAACCTGGCGCGGGCGTTTGCCTTGATGCGCCCAGGACAGGCCGGAGGGCTCGGAGAAGTGTCCGAGTACCTCATGGAGATTGAGGGCCAGATGAAGTCATTAACCGGCACCGCCGGTGACCTGACGGCCTTCTACAATCGCGCAGCGACCACTATAGAGGGCATGGGCCTGGCTGAACAGCTTGGCATTGACCCGGCGACCCTGGGCAAGAACAAAGCGGCCGCTGAGAGGTTTACGGTCGGGCTGGCCAACATGGTTGAGAACCTGACCCGCGGGCTGGATGACCGTGGGCGCGTGCTGGTGTTGCAGCAGTTGGCACAGCAGCTTGGCACCGACTCCATGATGCTGGCTAACTTGACCAGAGCGATCAAGACCAACAACAAGCAGTCGGCCGAGGAGCTTAACCTCAGAAAGCAGTTCGACAACCAGATGCGGAACACTGGCCAGTCATTGCGCCAGTTGTACAACGCCGGTGGACTGTTGCTCGGCCAGGCGCTGACGCCGCTGGTCAAGATACTGGTGTCGGTGGTTGACGCGGTGACCAAGTTTGTCCAGTCCATCATTACGTTCAAGCCGGTCCTGGTCGCCCTTCAGGCGATTGCAGTGGTGGCCTTCCCGTATTTTCTGGTCAAAGCGATCCAGGCCAGTATTGCAGCCGTCGCCCTTGGGCGAGCGCTGATGAACTTGGCGAAGCACGCGGCTACCGCGGCTACCGCTACTAAGGCGCAAGCGGTCGCAAACCGCCGTGCGTCGGTCGCAAACCGCCGTGCGCCGATGGCTCAAGGCGAACTGTTTCCAGACACGTTCGGTGGGGGACGAGGCCGTGGAGTTTCACGCATTCCGCGTGGAAGAGCTCAGGCCGGAGTCCCAATTCGTAGAGTTGGTACTGCTCGAGGCGGCGCTGGAGTTTTGCGAGCCTTGACGGGTATCAAAGATGCAATCTTGGGCAGCCGCGCTGTTGGTTCACGGACGCTACTGGCGCTCGTTAAACCAGCGCTAATTCTTCTCAAGGGAATTGGCGCGGCAATCGGGATTGCTGGAGGAGCTTTGCTGATAGTTGGCGGCCTGATAGTTGGCGGCCTGGCGTATGCGCTTAAGCGTGGGTTTGATTCGGTGCACAAGGCCAAGGACCAAGAGATTAAAGCGCAACTCAACCTGTTCAAGCAGCAGGACGATTACAAGAAGGCGATCCATAAGCAGATTCATGAGCTTGCCCAACAGGGCGACGTTGCCGGGATCAAAGAGTTTGAGAAGCGTGTCCGTGAGCATGCTAAGTCTCCGGAGACGCGCAGGGAAGCTGAACTTGCGCTCGGTTCAAGTTGGAAAGTTGTTGAAGACGCCGTTAACCAACGGTTTTTGAAAGATGTCCGAGAGCAGCATGGCGTGGCCATGACCGAAGATGAACTGTCATACTACGACCGTATGCTTGAGATTTCAGAACAGCTGCGCGTGACCGCGGACGAGCAGCTCAACGAAATGCGTAAGAAAGCGAAGGAAGACGAAAAATCAGTAGAGGACGGAAAGAAGCGCGCTGAGCGTGACCGCCTGCTGAAAATTCAAGAAGCCATGGGTAACGCGTCGAAAGGACGGTGGAAATAATGGCTACCCCTCAAAAGTTCGTGCGTAACCAGTCGTATGTCCGGGCCAATCGGTCGTCCCGTTGGTCTGTCGACGCACCGTCGGTAAACGGGCGCTTGGGGACGCTGTCAAGCTTCAGCCGCTCAAGCGGGTTAAACCAGCTCAGGAACGACGCGACAGTTCAGAACGCCATCATCCTGAATTTTCCGTCAATGCCTGACTCGATTGAGTTGGCGCGCAAAGCAGTTTACGCCACCCACCCGCTTTACTTGTCGCCTGATGGCGCCGTGGCGTGGTACCAGTACACCGAGCCATTGCGCATTCCGTTCTCGTTCAAGCTTCACGCGTTCGACCATGAGTACTGCCCTCAAGGCGCGTTGACACTTCTAGACATCGCGGCCAAGTTGCACTCCATGATCCTGCCGATTGGCGAGCGCGGCACAAGTACGACGGCGACCAAGATAGCAGGACCTTCGAAAGCAGGACCTTCGACTAAAAAGTCAACTTCCGAACAAAGCTTGTCTTTGAGCGCCGATGACCCGGCGTCAAGAAGCTTCAGCATCACGTCTGACGCGTCGACAGCCAATGTGCGTCCGCCGGTGGCTGTGATGCTGGACCTGATCTACGCTGGATCGGACGCCCCTGGCGTTAGTTGCGTGGGCTACCTGGACGAAGTAAAGGTGGCGTTGAATGGCCCGTGGTTGACACCGCCAGGGTCAGGAAACATGAACCTTCCTACGTCAATCGGCGCGTCGTTTGTTTTTGTCCACCGCCCAAGTCACACCAACACGAGCGAAGCTGCGCAGGTGTCGGTCTCGGCGCTTGCCGACGATGTGAAAGACCGGCTGTACAACACGCTGCACTTGGTCAACACAGTGTCCTATCAGAGCTACCTGAACAAGGACTGACTACTCTTCTTCCCCAGGGAGCAGGTCGATTTGAGGAGCGGGCGTGGGTGGTATCTCTCCGGTATCTGACAAGCTGGGTAGCGCCAGCTTTTGGCCGCTGTCAATGAGGCGGTCAGCTTCAATTTGAGTAGGCGCAGCGTCCAGCAGCAAATCCAGTCGTGTCGGACCTCCAGGACCGATGAGCCCGATGGCACGTGCTTCTTCTCCTGTGTAAGCTTGGATGTGCTTCTTTGGGTCGTACTCTCCGGTCTTGACCTTCTTGCGGTATTCGGCGAGACGTGGGTCAAGCTGCTCTCGAAGTTTGGCGGCGGCCCGGTCAGTGATTGACGGTTTCTTGCCGTCAGGGTGCGGCATTAGCTTGCCAGTAATTCCAAGCACTTGGGCTTCGCGCTCGCCTTCGACAATGAAGTCTTCGCGCAGGTGTTCAGGGACGTCGCATGGTGCGACCTCATTCAAATTGCGCTTGACGAGCTCGTTTTTCTTCACAAAAGTAAGAACAGTTTCAAGAGATTGGTTAGCATAACTAACTTTTTTGCGTAAACTTTCTGTGTACTTGAACCGGACTATATGTTAACGTTTACACATGCGAGAATTGAACGCATATCAGCAAGACGTAATCGCGCGGCTTCGCAGCGAAGGACGTGAGGCGCTGGCTCGCAAGGTGTACGAAGGTTGGATGAGTGGCGTCAACGAGCATATCCCGGCCAACGGGAATGGAAACCACGCCCGCCTTCGTGCTTCACGCCGGGGTAACATTACCTCCGTGCGTTTTGCTGTCGCGGCCTAAATAGGCAGTAACGCGAAGTTCATCAGCCCGAGGCTGAGGGAGACTTGTTCACTTTACCCACTCGACAGAAGACGTCTTTTCGGCGACTTTGCTGACCAGCAAAAAGTGGTCAGCAAAGTTTGCTGCTTCAGGGTGATGGTCAACCAAGAAGACCAAAATTCCAAGGTCGTTCGCAACCTCTTTCAAATAGCGAAACACGCATTGGCGCACCACTGGGTCTTGCGAATTGGCCACCTCGTCATACCAGCGATAGCCGATGCGCGATGCGACGTTGCCCACTTCAGCGATGGTCTCGGCGACGATCAAGTTGATTTGGCCAGTCTCGCCTTTTGAACTTCCCTTAAGCCGCTTTGACCCTGTCTTGTTGTTGACTTCAATGTCGAGGTCGGGACGTTCGTCTCCAGATACCAATACTCGGCGAGTTTTGTAAGTGATTTGTACTGTGCCGTCGGTCAGGATGTTGCTGATGCGGCGTGACACGTGATTGAGAGGGTCGATGGAGTTGGACAACACGATGTTTGGGATGCCTACCGGGCTGAAAGCTTCATTCAGATAGGACATGACCTTGACAGCCTCGGCAGTTTCAGCGATGACGGCAGCGTTCTCGGACACTCTGGTTTTGGCTCCTTCAAGGGACCTTAAGCGGTCGTCAAGCACGGCTTTGCGCCGGTCAACCTCTGCGCGGTTGGGACCTTGCCGCAGTTGGTTAATCAATGCCTCTTGCGCGACCAGTTTCTTGTTGGTCTCGCGGTCTTGCTTCTCGAGGTTTTCGCACTCTTCGCTTAAAGCTCTCAATCGGCGTTCGGCGCCTTGGTCCCGAACTTCTTCGTTGACCGCTTGGAGCTGGCTGTTGTACGCGCGCTCGTTGGACTCAGCGACCTCAACCAAGCCAAGGATGAAGGTGACTTTGGACGACAAGCGTTCAACTTGTTTTTCGTGCTCTTGGATTTCGTCTTGGCTGTGTTTCGCGTCCCATGGCTTGCCACACTTTGGGCAGGTAGCCGGTGCTGATTTCATGCGCAGCACTGCGCTAGAAACTTTGGTCTTTTCCTCGTTAAGAGACCGTACCTTGCTCTGCCTAAGCTGCTTGAATTTTCGAGCCCTGGAAAGTTTGCGTTCGAGCTCACGGTGTTTTTGGTCAACAGCCTTGTAGGCTTCGGCTGCCCGGTTTTCGATGGACTTGACCTCGACTTTGATTTCGCGCGTGCGAAGTTCACTGTCTGACAGCTGCTGTTGAAGTGCTTGCTTGGAGGACAGCGCGGCTTGAAGCTTTTCTTGGAACTGTGCCTCTTGGGCCTCAAAGAATCGCAAAGCAGACGCATATTCGCGCTCGGCTGTTTGAGTGCTGGTGTCCAGTGTCACGACAGATTGTTGGGCTTCTTCATGCGCTGCTTGGGCTTTGTCATGGTCGCGCTTGAAGTTGGACAGCGCACGCTTAGACTTTTCGTGGTATTGGGACCACGGCGGTTGCTGGAGCGCGGCCATTAACAGCTCAACTGACGAGCGCTGAGATAGCCCGCTAAAGTCCAGGTTCTGGCCGTCTACAAAGACTGCCCAGTTGGCAAGTTCTGGCGTGACCCCGACAATCTTGACCAGCTCGCCACGCGTGGCGGTGACTTTGTTTCGACTGATTTCTGTGTCACCATACTTGAACCTCAAACCTTCGCCGGTCTTTGAAAGTTCACGGCACTTGTAACCCAGCTCAACGACTAGCGATACTCCGTCGCAGTCAGCCTCGAGCTTCACATACATGTCTTCGTTCACCTCGTCGTGACAGAAGTGACCGGTGTTTTCAAACCTCCCACTGACGCCGAGCAGGGCTCGAGAAATGGCCTCTCCCACAGCGGTTTTACCAGCGCCGACGGACTCTTTCTTGCCGCCTCCCTCAGTCGTCTTTCCGACGACCAGGACAAGCCCCTTTTCAGGAAACCCAATTTCAGCCCTTCGGATTGTGGTCCAATTTCGAAGGGCCAAACGTTTCAACCGTATAGGCATGGTGGTAGTTAGAACACATGAACGCTCGCCATGTCATTGAAGCGCTTTTCCAATCGGGCGCCGCATTTTTCGACACAACTGGAAAAGGGTATCTCTCTTCCAGCGGTGCTGTTTATGTTCCAATGCCTGCTGGCACCATCGGCAGTGGAGTGCAGAAGTTCATTGACGTTTGGTCACGTGGCAAGGACCGCCGCAATGAAATCGTGTCAGACTTCGTCAATTCATTTCAATTTCTGGTGGACAACTACGGGTTGGGCGCCGTGTTTGTGACCCCTGAAAAGGTTGTCGTGGTGTCTCGTGGTGGGAATCCGCTCGATCTTTCGAAAGAACACCAGCAGTGGCTGTCTGACCATTTTCAAATCGCGTTTGAAACCGACGTGCTGGTGGTCGATAAGCTGTCTGGCTATGCCCGAAAGGTTATTCCAGCGGCTGTGGCTCTTTTCGGCGCAGACGAGATGCGTTACCACAGAGAGCGACATGGTAAGAAGAAAACGTGGACCCCGTACGGAACTCCTGAGGATTACAAGTTTGCGAAGCAGGTTCATCCTGAACCCAAGTATTCCGGGGTCAGTCAACTTCCAGCGACGTCAAATCCAGCGTTCAAGACGCCTGTTCACTCCATGCGGTTTATCAAGGGAGGTGGCGCGAACGTTCACCCCAAGGCCAGAATGTACGGTGTGGAGTCACAAGGAGAATGAGCGCGCTTACTCAGTTGCTCTGTGAGGCCCGCCAGTATTTGGATGAGCGCATGTCGTTCAGCCAACTGATGAACTACGCCGAGCCCCGGCGGGTTGCGCGCTCTCAGACTGTGCGCGGTGGTCCGTTGAAGATCGAGACCTTCGAGGACGCCGTCTTTCACGTCTTCAACTTCAAGTCGTTTCCGAGCACAACTGGAAAGCGCCACCATGGCTACATCAAGTTTTTCAAGCCCCGGAGTCCGCGTCCACTCGAAGAGCTGGACTGTTTGGTAGATTGTACCTGCCCGGATTTCAAGTATCGTTGGGCGTGGGCAGTCAAGCAGCGGGGGTCTAGCGTGGTGGGTTCAGGAAGCATGAACCGTGCGTGGAACCGAGCTCCACGCAAGACTAATCCAGGTTCGGTGCCTGGAATCTGCAAGCACGTCATTCGGTTGAAGGACTACATCACAGGTCTTACGTCTGACGAGGCCTTTGGCCAGGGGTCTCCGGATACCAGCAGCATGATGCGGACCTTGATGCAGTATGCTGACGATCGCTGGACTGACACGCCTGATGAAGATCAAGAGGCGCGTGACCGAGAGTCCGCCGTTCAATCCACGCGGGTCCAACGCAACCGGGGCCAGCTTCCATCTAACGCCCCACCTCCCGGTGAGCCTCAGGTTGAACCTGAAGGTTCTGCGGATGAACCTTTGCCCTCTCGCGACAATCCACGGACGGCGCCAAACCCACGAAATCCCACGAACGGGTTTACCGCCCCTGAAGGCGGCGCTGTTCCGCCTGAAGGCGGCGCTGCACCTACAAGGCGTCGACGGCGAACCGATTTGGGAGACTCAGTAGATAGATCAGGTATGAACAAGTACACAGCAGAAATTAAGCTGTGCGAAGAGCTTGAGGCGTCCGCCGGTGCTGACGTGAAGCCCACGGCGCCAGAGCTCCAAGCCGGTCAAGGCGATGAATCCAGCGATGAATCCAGCGATGAATCCAGCGATGAAGCCCTCGAACTCCTCAGGCAGATCAGAGACTTCTTGGCGAGCATGGCGGGCGAGGAACCTGAACCAGGAGAGCCTGAAGGCGAAGAAGGCGAAGAAGGCGCTGACGCAAACTCCTACAACGACTAACCCTTTATGCTTCCCGGCGAATACCTTTATCCGATTGCGCGGACGACGACTGTTCACGCCCCGATGGTGTCAGGATATGTGACCGCTCGGTTGCTCGTCCGCGGAGCACCCATGCCTCCAGTTGTTCCGCGAGAGGAGCACGCTACTCAATTCATCCTGGAGAATACGGGGACGTCTTCTTTCACCCTCCAAATGTTTCAAGCGCTGGACCGCAGTCCGTCAAGCGGCCGCACGGTGCTTGGCCCTGTGGTATCGTTGGTACCTGGTGGTGGTCACCGAACGATAAATGCCAACCCGTCTGGCTACTACATCGAGTTTAAGGCCACGGCCGTGGGTACTGGCAACGCGGCGTTCTTGAAGGCCCAAGTGACCTCGAAGCTCAAGTGGGACATCCTGGCGTTTGACAAGGACGAACAGCCTCCAGCGTTCAACCAAGCAGGCTACAGAGCGGTGGCCTAACCACTAGTTCGGGCTCAGTATGGTTTTCAGCGTGTTCGACTCGACCCCTATGGATCGAATTGAATTGTTTACTGCCGTGACATTCAAGGCTTGTCCGGGTGAATCAGACTCGCTAGTGAGCACCTGGGCGTCATAGACCGCCGTGTCATTGAAGTTGGTTCCACCAGACTTGTTCAGCTCTCCGCGTGAAAGAATGATTGTGCTTTCCAGCCGTCCATTTTCAATGACGTGGCGTACACTTCGGACCAGGTACAGCCCTGACCAAGGAGAAGGTTCGGCAGATGACTGCATGTTGAGCGACAAAATGTCTCCGCACCGGATTGTCGGCGTTTTTGTGGTGACCAAAGCCAGCTGGTAAAGCTGGCTGTGCTCGACTTCAAACTTGGACTGTGCGTAGTTTTCACAGTCGGCGTCCAGGTTCTGGCCGACATGCATGAGCAGGTTCAAGTCGGCTTGTGGAACCTTGCTCAAGGTTGGTGTGGTCTTGGCAAGCTTGAGCGCCCGATCTTCTTTTGACGTGACGCTTTTAGTCTCTCCGGTCAGCGGGTTGTAGGTGATGACACGGACGCGAGCGGCGCCTTGTTGGAGTTGGATTTGAGACTGGTCAACCTGATAGAGCTCAAGGCCAGAGATGCCAGTGAAATAGTTGAGTTCGTGGATGGTGGCTTGATAGTCTGGGGTGTGAAAATGCAGCGCGCCATCGCAGATGAAGACTTGAAAGTTTCCGCGTCCGCTTTCGTTCGCAGCCCGGAGTAAGAGGCGTTTGAGTAGGAACGAGGTGTCGGACTCGTAGCTTTGGATGAGCGAGTAGGTGCCGCGTGTCGGTTCAACGACGGTCTTCTCAATCGAGTTTTCAGACGCGATGGCTGCGACAATCTCGCTGATTTTCCCACGGCGAACTTGGACCTTTCTGCTGCGGCTCGCCTTGATAAAGGCGTCGGCGGTTGAGACTTTGACGTGGTAGCCGTTGTTGTTTCCGATGGACTTTGGGAGGGCCACAAATTCGGTGACGATGTGGGGCTGCCAAGGAGACCACCAGTAGTTTCCAGGGACACCAACGCCAAAGCGGACCATGACGTCGGGATTTCCTGACGTCATGGCCGCGGCCAACAGGGTGTTGACAAAGCTCGAGTTGGTGGTGTCGAGCGTGCTGTTGCTGTAGCTGATGTCGTTCACCGACTCTTGGTACTCGGTGAACGTGAAAAATGAGTCTGACTGGACGTCGAACTCTTGAATCAGGCCAGATTCAAGGACTAGCCCAATTTGGAAGATCGCTGCTGCATTGCCAGACGTGTTGGATGTCTCTGCCACACTTTAGCTACCGTCGTTCCATCTTGTCGTCAGAGACGGCAGCCAGCGTGGGAGAGCACCAGGTGCGCGTGTTTAAGTTTCGGACCGCTGCTGTGGGGTTGCTCCAAGCGGACTCAAGCCCAGACTCGGTGACCCGATAGGCCGTGCCTTCGGCCAGTTCATGGGCCACGTGCGGGACGGTAAACAATGCCGCTGGAATGATGGATTGAACGGTGGCAACCAAGGTCAACTTGTCGTCGTCGGCGAAGTTGAACGTGTAGGCCTGAAGGCGCTGCCAATGACGGTAAGCGAAGAGTTCGCCGCCCTCGAACCACACTGCACCAGTGGACCCGTTAGACAGCGACAAGTCTCGCCGCTCGATGAGCGGACCAAGGCATTCGCTGTCAACCACGGCGTCCGGCTTGATGCTCCGGTAGTTGGAGATGACGCCATTGTGGCAAAAGACGATGCCGTTGTGGTTGAACGGGTGGGCATTCTCGTCGGTCTTAGGACCATGGGTTGCCCAGCGAACGTGGCCAAACCCGAGGCGGTTCTTGGCGGCCCGGTCGATGCGGTGAGTGCAGTTCCTCAAGAAGACAAATGGGTGGACGGCCCGTTTGAACACGTTGAGGTCGCCGTTCGTTTCGCGGTAAGCGAGCCCAACGCTGTGGGGGCCATGATCTGTCGCCCGGCGGAACATCTCCCGCAACAGGCGTGTGTCAATCTTTCCAGCCCAGCCAATAATCGCGCACATGATCACACTATACCGCTATTCGCGCGGTTGTAAACAAAAAAGCGCTACGTTCCAAATCCGAGCTCTTGGGCTCGATTTTGAAGTGCCGCAAGGGCTGTGACACCTGCGCCGCTTGTCTTGACTCGCACGAGTTTCCAGTGTTGTTCGCGTGCACACTTGTCTTTTAAGCGGTCGCGCTTGATTTGGCGCGGCAAGCGGTGATAGCGGCTCGAGTCAACCTCAATGAGCAGCCGGATTTTGGGCACAGCGAAATCGTAGATGAAGCGTCCGACCTTGAACTCAGCCTCGACCGAAAATCCGCAGCCCGTTAGCGCTTCTCGGACCTCGCGCTCTGGCGGGGTTTCCTGGTTTTCTCGATGGTTTCTTCTGATGGGAGGCGTCAAGCGACAGTGGTCGCAGATGAAGTACTTGTGGTTGTGCCGCGTCCGACTTTTAACCAGCTTTCCAAGCGACTCAGGCTTGAATTTTCGGCAAACCACGCAGCGGAGTGTGCGCTCAAATTTCATCCACAGAGTCGCAAGAGCGTTCGAGTGCTTCCATGGCGTCGTCAGTTAGGTCAATCGCGTGAAGCTCAACGCTGATGTCTTCTCCGCCGATGACCTCGGCAAACGATTCGATCGAGTCGGCTGATTGCAGAATCTTTTCGCAGTCTTTGGCACCCAACTCGAATGCGTGGTCTTTGACCGTCACGATCATTTTGGACGAGTCGATGGTGCCCACCTTGTCAGGGTTTGGCACCAGGTCGTTCAGCAGGTTTTGAACTTCAGCAGGGATCATAGTGTTAGTTAGTTTGTGCGCTTCACAGAACGAAAAGACTTTTTGACAGACCCTGCGGTTTTTGGCAGGGCCGACACGGTCACGGCTCTTAGGGTTTACGCAAGCTACGTACGCGCACATTCGGCCAAACCGCCGCCTCGATTTTTTGAGGTTGACCGCAGTGATTCAGAGATTGATCCACTGTGGCACACGTCAGTTTCAGCACGCCTAAAATACTCGCGTGAGCTTGACATTTTGGCGTTGAACAAGTTTCAAAAGCCAGACTGGAAATTGACACGGCTTGGAATTACGCCGCAACGCCGCGACGACTTTTTGCTGGCATTCAACGTCCTCAAGGAGGTTGACTACTTCCCAGAACGTGGAGATCGAGTTTACTGGAACGGCTATCGTTACGTCATCCTCAACGTGGTCATTGACCCTGAAAGCTACTGGCAGCAAACTAACCAGTGGGTTGGTTTGAGGGTCGAGTGCATTGTGCCGCCTGACGGTGACGCGAAGCCGCTGCCTGATCAGTCGACCAGGGCGCTGGTCGAGTTGCCGACGACCGTGGTTAAACCTCAGCCCATTAGCGAGGCAAATGTTCTCGGAGGCACTAAGTAAAGCCACGTGGGGGCAGCTGACCTACGAGTACCGCAAGCTTGAAAAGCCGGTGGCTGACCGGGTGGCATCAGCTTTAGTGGATTGGCTGGCTAACAAGTCGAGGAAGAAGTCGTTGCCTGACCTGCCGGATCGGATTCAGGCCATGTCGAGCCGAATTGAAAAGCTCGCGCAGGCGCTTGTAATTAGGCTAGACGGCGAAAAGGTGCACGTCTCGGCCGATGGTAACGCGCACGTGACTCTGGTTTTTCTGGACCGTGGGTCAGATTGGTTCGAAGGGCACCAGGACGTCGCGCTAGAAATCGCAAAAGCAGTATTTAACAAGCAATGAACACTGAGCAAATCAAACAGATCGTCGATCAGGTTGACTTGAAAGACCCGAAGACTGTCAGTGCCGCGGCCAAGAAGCTCATGGAGTCTGCCATTGACCTGTCGGTCGGCACTAAGGTGACGCTGGTCGACGAGAACGGCGCCAGTGGTTGCCCCAACGTCGGTATGCAAGGCAAGGTCAAAGGTCCGGCTTCCAAGGGCGCAGGCTGGTATGACGTGGAGTTTCCTGACGGTTCGGTGCACGCTGTCCAAGCCGACCTGCTGGTTCCGGTTGGCTAATCCACTACCGCAGCATCTGGTAGATAGTTCATGCCAGATTCAACTGCGGCAGAGGCAATCGTCAGTCCATCGCGGAACGGTGACGCGATGCGCTGGCACGAACTAGCGCTCCAGCGGTGGTGTTACCAGAATTTCATTGTTGCCGACGGCTACCCGGTGCCAGTGCTCTTTTCGGCGCCCATGGACGCGTTCTCGCAGTTCAAGAACCTGTGGAAGTCCGATAGCAATCCGTTCAAGTATCTTCTCGACCTCAAGGATGCTAACGGGACGCCCGTCTACGCCCCGTATCCTGAGCCCCCAAAATATCCCTTGATTTCGCTTCACCGCAAGGGGTGGGCTTACCGTGCGAACCAGAACTACTCCTACAAGCGGTGGCGTCGGTTGACGTGGCCGACGGTTTCGCACGACTTGACCAAGCAGGATTTGGGCACGGTCGCTACGGTCAAGATGCCTGCGGCGTGGAACTTCAAGTTCCAGGTTGACCACTTTTGTTTGAGGCCAGAAACTCAGTCCACGTTTATCACGAATGTGATGCGGACTTTCTGGAGGTCAGGCGGTCAACCACAGACCTGGGTCAATGTTGAGTACCCAGGCCACTTTTACCTCAAAAATGTGCGGATGTTTATTGACGGTGACATTGAGTCGATCACTCCACCAGAACCACAGGCCGAGCAGCTCACCGAATACCGAACGAGCTTCAACCTGGTCATTGAAGGCTACGTGCCTGACCTCAACTACGAGTTGTTCCCGGCGGTCTGGACGATGGTCCTTAACAGCCGTCTTCCTGGACAGCCTCAAGAGCTTGACCAGCTCTTTGTCGAGCGGATAGACCTACGCGCACCTGACGCCTCAGGAAACCCCGTCCTCGATAGCCGTTCCAACGTTCCGAATCCTTCAGGTCCTCCTTATGGCGACTGAACGACTACCAGCCGTGGTGATTCAACCTGGGACTGACACCCAAGTCCAGACAACTTTGGCGGTGTCGATGTCAGTTTTTGGGCACCCGAAAGCTCAAATCTTTTACACGACAGATGGGTCAAGTCCGCGCGAGATCGGCGTGCAGTACCTGAACCCGATTGTGGCGCTTCCAGAAACTACTATCAGGGCCTATGCAAAGGAGGCTGGCTTTGAAGACAGCCTTGAGACCATTGCCTACTATCCCTACGCTGCCCCGGCTGCGCCGATAGTGACCGTGGTCAACAAAAACTTCATGGATGAGTATCCAAAAACGGTGACGGTTTCTGCGCTTGTTCCATTGTTCAGCAAAGGTTCGTCAGGCTGGAAGTACGCCAAGGGTGGCGCCAGTCAGCCGAACACATGGGTAACCCCTGGATTTGACGACTCGGCGTGGTTAAACGGCGTCACTCCTTTCTGGTACGACAGCAATGTGGTGAGGACCGGCACTGAGCTGACAGACATGCGTAACGGCTACACCACCGTGTACTTGCGCAAGAAGTTTACAGTGGTTGGCCCAAGCGCTGTTGTGCAGATCAGACTTGACCAGTCCATTGACGACGGTACCATCGTGTGGATAAATGGGGTTGAGGTGACGCGGTTCAATGCGCCGTCAGGCGCGTTTCCAGCGAACAATACCGTGGCGCCGTCCGCGCAGCACACTTCATCCAGGATTACCGCGGTCAGCAACCCGGGTCTAGTGGCTGGCGAAAATACCATTGCCGTTCAACTGTTCAACGCGTCGCTGACCAGCTCAGACATTTGGTTTGACCTGGACCTGCAGTTTTACCAGACTGCGCCGAACACCTACATCTCGTTTAACGGCGAGGCGCCGCGTCCTCACGTTGCCGCTGAGACGGTCACTGGGCCGTGCAAAATGCTGGCGTACGTTTTGGGCAACAATGGACTGGTCAGCCAGTCGGTAAACCAGGTCTTCACTCAGCAGCTCCCGTGTCCTGAGTTCATTACCCTTCCAGGCCGGCGTACGGCGCCCACTGCGGTCTGCATGAGCGTGCCTGGTTTTGACCCTGCTGAGATTTTTTACACAGTCAACGGAACGACTCCGACGGCAGACAGCACGAAGTACAACGCGGCATTTCCACCGTTTTTCGCAGATCGCGGCGACATTCGAGCATTTGCGCGAAAAGATGGGTATGCCGACAGCCCGATTACTCGTTGGAGGCTCCCAAGGGGCGAGGAAGAATTTTTGGTCGGTTTGGTTGGAGACTTTGGCGACGGGATCGCTGATGGGTCTGTCCCGCTTCCGTACATCCGTGTGGCTACGAGCCTGCGCGCGAAAAATCCAAACTATGTCTTTACGGCTGGGGACGCCACGTACACCACGACAAGCGACTTTCCAGGCATCACCAAGCAAGAGATCATCCAGATGGACATCCTCGACGGTTACGCGCCTGAGGTTACCAATCTGATGATGTTCCACGCCTGGGGAAACCACGACTGGTACCCAGTGGGTGGCGGCGCAAACGGGGCGACGCTCCCAGAGCTGCTGAAATACTTCAACAACGCCCCGGGAAACAAGCGGTACTACGACATCGTGGTCGGACACGCTCACTTTTTCTTCTTGTCCACCTATTCGTCAGAGCCCACGCTGGGTTATGTGAGCAGCTCTGATGCGACTGCCACTTACAACTCGGAGCAGGGTGCTTGGTTCAAGGCAAAGGCAAATGCGTCAACCTGCCCGTGGAAATTTGTGGTGCTCCATCACGTGCCGTACACGTCAGAGTCCAGCTACCGTCCAGGAATGCACTTCATGCGCTGGCCGTACGAAAACCATGGCATTGACGCGGTATTTTGCGGCCACATGCATGCGTACGAGCGGCTCATTGGCGAGGATGGGGTCTACTACTTTGGCATTGGAAACGGGGGCAAGGAGCCTATTCGCTCCATGGGCACTCCACTAAGCATCGCCGGCGGCGACGGCGCGGAGTCCCAGGTGCGCAACAGCACGAACTATGGCTACCAGACTCTGCAGTTTTCGAGCACCCGGATGGTGTTTCGAGCGTACACCGACGCGGGCGTGCTGATTGATTCGCTCACGTTGACAAAGTAGCTCGAACGACTGTAGATATTGCGTGAGACATCGCCGACAGACGAAGAATGGTGGAGAACAAACTGACCGAAGGGTCTCGTCTTCGGTTCAATGGTAATTAGTTTATGGCTATCACAGCACGAACTTTTCCGGGCGTTTACCCGAAAGTCATCGATCAGAGTTTCCTGACGACGCCGACGAGCCGATTTCACGCTGGCCTGATTGGTGTGGCTGAAAAAGGACCGTTTGACACGCCAATCGCGATTCGCTCGTTGAAGGACTTTCGGCGCGTCTTTGGGAAGTCCATCGAGGAGCGTTACATGGCGAACGCCGCCGCGATTCTGTCTGACCTGACCGACGGGACAACCTGTATTCGGGTGGGACGGCGCTACGAGTCGACCACCACGAATAATGCGTCGGGCACTGCGGGCGAACAAACCATCTTTACACCGCGCGCCGCGCTGTTTTCTCCGGGTGAATACATTCGGATTACGCAGCCAGGAAAGCGCACCACGGTCAACGCGCGCATCGAAGACGTGCCGATCACGAACGACCGCCTGGTGTTGACGGCCATTGGGTCTGAAGCGGCCAAGCTTGCTGACAACTACACGTCAGCCTCGATCGACTCGTGCCCAATCGGTGGTGACGCTGCCAATGAAGCGGCCAATGAAGCTGAGGCGTTCATGTTTTCCTACCTGTACGACGCTCAGTTGACCTTGGCGGGCGACGTTGTGGGTGACAAGAATGCCTTCGAGTTTACCTGCAGCAGCGCAACCGCCGCGTCATTGCTCGCCGCGGGTGACCTCATCAAGATCGAGCAGACTGGCCGTTACACCACCCGTGAGGTGCGCATCAAAGATGTCAAGCCGTGGATCGACGGTGAGGGCGTTCGGGTGCTGCTTGAGACCGCCAACCTCACTGAGATTGGTTACCAAGCCTTGCCGCTGCAAGACAGCTACAGCGCAGGGCGCATCTCGAAGGTGACCAAGGTGGGCGGTGTGCCTCAGACTACGCTTTGCTACCACATGCTGGCCGCGTCGCCTGGCACCTGGGCGAACTCCGACGGCGTGAAGACGGGGCTGATCGTGGCCGTGTCTCCGGGCTCCAAGCCCGATACCAAGAAGCTGCTGGTCTATGAAGATTCCGGTCTTGTGGAGACCATCGACAACCTTTCGGCTGACCCTGAGAGCGACGACTACTATGTCACCCGAATCCAAGGGCTCTCGTCCTACATCACGATTCCTGCGAACTTTTCAGTCGTGGAACATCCGGCCAACACGGTTAACCCCTGGAACCGGACTGCGGCGACTGTGGTCAACGTCGCGGACTTTGAGAAAGGCGCCAATGGGCTCACTCCGACCGTTGAAGATTTCGTGGGCACCATCAACCCTGATGATGACGGTCAGACCGGTCTCAAGGCCTTTGAGGACGAGAATCTGACCATCGACGTCATCGTGGCTCCAGACGTTTCCACGCTGTTCCCATCGGATGACGTAGCTGTGGCCCAGGAGATTGCCCGCGTCTCGCGGCGCATCTTCTCGGCTGGCTTGATCAATGTGCCCCGCGGTTTGAACGCCCGAGAGGCTGTTGACTGGCACAACGGCGAGGGTCTCTGGGCGTACCGCGGCAAGATCGACACCTACAATCTGGCTTGCAGCTGGAACTGGTTGACCATCACGGACGTTTTCACGGGCGAACAAAAAGTGGTGCCCCCAACTTTGGGCGTGCTCCGCTGCTTGGCTTCGACCTTTGACCGCTACAAGCCGTGGTTCGCGGCGGCCGGTGAAATTCGCGGTGTCATTCCCGAGGCGACTGAGGTAGAGTTCACCAAGGTCTCTCCTGAAACCCGCTCGGCCATGTATGGTGATGGGAACAGTGTCAACCCGATCCTGCTCATGCGCGGTCGGATTTTGAACTACGGCGAGCGCACGATGCAGCGCGCGGAAAGCAAGTTGACCGCTCTGCACAGCGTCGTCCTGACGAACTACATTGTGCGTGGACTGTCAGAGCTTGGTCGCCGGTTCGTGTTTGACCCGAACGACAATCAGCTGCTCGACGAAATGCGAGTAGCTTTCAGCGGGTTCATGGACGCAGTCCAAAACGAACGAGGTGTTGAAGAATACCGCCTGGTGCTGGACGAGTCGAACAACACGGCCGACACCCGCAATCGCCGCGAAGTTGTCGTGGACCTGTCGTTTATCCCTGTGGACGCGGTTGAACGCATTTACATCAATGCTACGGTCCGCGAAAGCGGTGCTGAGCTCAACACAGTCCGATAGAGGTTTGTTATGCCAAAAATGCAATACAAGAACCTTTGGGGTTCAAAGGATTCTGGGTACGACCAACAGCGTGCTGATCTGTTCAAGGTCCAGATTCACCTCCCAAGGACTTTGGGCGGGATCACGAACTGGTCCAATGACGTGGAGTTCGCTGTCACCAAATTCCCGTTTCCTGACCGCAAACGCGAGGTGCTGCCGATCAAGTACCTCAACATGACCAACTTTCAACTCGGCGCCGACACCCCGACAGGGCCGATCGAAATCCCTGTCCGGTACGCGTTCAATCAGGCCACGGTCATGGTCCTGGAGAGGTGGCACCAAATGACGTCCAATCCGCGCACTGGCGGCGTGGCTCAAACCACAACCATCAAGGCCAACGGAGAGTTTTGGTGGCTGATCCCCAACATGGTGGAGCAGGAGAAAATCTCGCAGACCGAGACGGAAGCCGCGATGCGTCCGGGGCTGAAGTACACCTTGGAAGGCTGCCTGATTACCGGGATGAAGCCCAGCGGCGCTGACATGTCAGCCACGGGCGACGCTGCCCTGGTCATGCTCGACTTCACATTGAACGTTGACCGTTATTACCCGGTCAACATCAACAATATGACCTTCAAGCCGTCCTTCAAGCTGTAGAGGCCAGACCAAGTTACGAAGGGCCTGAGGTTCTCTCAGGCCCTTTTGTCAAAAGGTGCGCAGCCAACGGCGAGCCAAGGAGGCGGGAATGTGGGGGAGCATTCCCAGGGAAACTGCCGCCGGCCGCGCAGAGTAACTAGCCAACCAGCATGGCGCCGAGCTCCACCAAGACGACTTGGTCGTCGAGCACAGCTTGGCATACGATGGAGAACTCGCTTTCCACGCCCCGCGGAACTGACGCCTTGACCACCAGCTTGTTGCCTTCGGCGCTCAGCGATTGAAGTGCCTTGGGCCACACCAAGACGGTGGTGTCATCCGCCGTCTTGAGGCACAGGACGGCGTGGTTTTTCTTCAGGTTTTGCACCCGAAGTCCGCTCGAGCTCACGTCCACCAGGTTGTAGCGGTCGCGGATTTCCTTCTTGATCCGGTCAGCCATGTACTGGCTGCAGTTGAAGGTGAGGTGAGAGACCGAAGTTGCCATCGTCGCCTGTCCATTCCGCAGGATTGCGACGCGCAGGTCCTGGGAGTTCAGCGCCTTGGTGCCTTGCGGCCCGTTGACAATGAGAAATGTAGGTTTCATGATTCGTCGTAGATGCGTTCGATTAGGGCCCCGCTAACCTGCGCCACTCGATGGTGATGCCCAGCGGACTTAGGCCATGAGGCCACATTTGTGTAGGTGGTTGCTTTGGTGACGGCTCGCGTCTTGAAGTGGGACATTCGCCGGACAAGCTCGTTGAGCACACAGCGCCCGAAGACAAGGTGGCTGAACAGCATGCCAACAAACCAACAAGCAGGAATGACACCCAGCCAAGCCCAGCGGCTTCCAGCAGCGAGCAAAATTCCAGTTGTGAAGGCGAATGGACCATAGACGAGGGCGCCAGTTTTGTTGATGCGCCGGTTGAGCTCTATGAGACGTTGAACTCGATCAGGTTGCAGCTCGAACGAAAGGCGGACACGTCGAACTTGCCAGTGGACTTTTTGCTGCCATCGTTGAAGGTGATCTTGGCCCGGCCACCGACGGTGTCGATCTGGCTGACTGACTTCAGGCACAGCAGCATCCGACCCTGAGACGGGAGTTCCGGGGCTGGCGTCGACCCCGGCGTCGACCGGGGGACAGCTTCCCCCATCAAGATGGACAGGGTCGGCGGGATGGTCAGACCGAGTTTGGACGCCGCTGCGACCAACGTTTTCTCGGTCCCCGAGCTGGACGCTGAGCAGAGGCCCTGGCGAGCCAACGTCTGGACGACGAGGGCTTTGGTGGGTTTGGAGGATTGTTTGAGCGCGTCCTCCACTGCCTGCAGGACAGGGCGCAGCCCATCCGCGGACAGAATCGCGATTTTGCTTTGCTTCATAATTTGTTGCATAATTTGTTGCTTCATAATCTGTTGCGTTTCCGTCACGGGGAGAACATACCGTGGGCTCCTGCATTTGTAAACAAATTCTTGAAAGTTTCACAGTTTTTATCACGGTGCGTCTACTGTTCCAGAGAACAAGTTCTTTTAAGCATGGCTATTAAAACCAACATGAAGGACATGACGCCGTCGAGAACGCGGCTGCGCAAAGAAATCACGCTGATGTCGCATGGCTACTCGTGCCCTGAAGCGCTTCCTGATGGAAAGATCACGGTGTTTCCATGGGACGCCGATGTGGACGCTTGGGCAGCTGAACGCGCTCAGCGCGGCGTAAAAAACTTCATGTGGGACCTGTTGGGTCGGGTTTGCGACCTGAACGGCTGCCCAATTGAGAAGTTTGTCGTGGGCGACGTGTCGACCGTGCTGCTGGTTTCTCGGGCGCTCTCGCACAATAACCAGATTTCATACGTGGCCACCTGTCCGGTGTGCGAACACCGTCACGTTGATTCCATGTCGGTGCCTGACCAGTTGGCGCGCATTGGCGAAAAACCGGCCAACTACCCAGGCTACGACACGATCACGCTTCCGGACTGCAAAGATGTGGTGAAAATTCGCCCGATGCTGATCGGCGACATGACGGCAATCGACAACCGGCCTGACGACGTTCGTAAGAAGTACCCAGACCGCGTGTGCCGCGTGCTGATTCCAGTGGTAGACATCAACGAGTCGACTCCGGACTCTTTTGACGAGCTGTTGACGTGGTACAACGCCTTGGCTCCAGTCGACAAGAAGTTCCTCACTGACCAGGAGGACGCCTTGTACCCGCACTTGAACACTGACATTGACTGGACCTGCGATGCGTGCGGTCACGAGTTTCAGTTTCCCCTTGTCTTTAACGAAAAGTTTTTTCGTGAGCACAGCGGAGGAGGGACTCGAGCACCATTGGCGCCAGATGGCAAGGCTGGCGTTCCACTCAAGAAACCTGACGATCGACCTGTCTAACGTCCCGGCCTTTGTGCGCGAGTGGATTCTAGAAGAGCACAATGCCTATGCCGACGAGCGGAAACGGGAATGACCGAGTTGACTTGATTGTTGACGGGAACTCGCTATTTGCCCGCGCTTGGTACGCCTCTCAGAGTAACCCGCTTCAAGACGCTGAAGGAAACCCAATTGCGGGTATTGACACTGGGGTCAAGATCGCGCTGTCGTTGCTAGACCAACACAGCGGCAAAATCGGGCGGGTTGATCGCACCTTGTTTTGCTGGGACACCGCTGCAAAGCGTGAGAAACCTCGGCCTGACAAGACCCCTGAGTATGACGAGGAGCTGTCCAGGTTTACCAGCGTGCTTCAATTTCTGTTCGGGGCGGCCAACGCCATCCCACCCTCGCATGAAGCCGACGACTGCGTGGCCACGGCCATCTACCGTGCGGTGGACTTGCCGGTCCAAATGTACGTGGCGTCGGGCGACAAAGACCTTCAGCAGCTCCAGGGTGGAAACGTCCACTACTATTGCTTGAACGAGAAGTCGGTCTTGTCCAGGTCGTTCATCCTGCACCGGTGGAAAGTCAAGCGTCCCATTCAAATCGCCATTGCCTTGGCCATCCTGGGCGACCCTGGAGACGCTGTGCCTGGGATTCGTGGGTGGGGTCCGAAGAAAGTCGAGAAGCTGTTCAGCGAAGTGACCGAGGAGATGGACTTCAACGAGGCGCTGACCGTGATTGAACGCCAGATTCCTGACGAGCTAAAGCCAGTCTTCTACGAAAGCTTGGACCTGACGTTGCTTGACCCTGATGTGCCTGACGTCCCTCAACCGTCGTCGTTGGTTTGGGGGAACGGCCAATTTCTAGTGGAGCAGTACGATCTTCCAGGGCTTCAATCCTACTTTGAGCGAATCAAGCGCCAGTACGTTCACGACGCTTCAGCGGTGCAGGATTACAACGAGGACTAGATCGGCATCGGTGTGGTGCTGAACCTCGTCGAGCTGAGAATGTCTGGTCCACCGGCCCGCATGGTTCGTAGCCACGGACTCAGACTCTGCGGTCAACGAAGACCTTGGGTATAACCAAGAATCGTTTGAGCCCAGCGCGCGAAGTTAACAGACACCCAGTCCCCTACGTCCCCGGCACCCCGCCGTGGGATAGAAACGGGAGCTACTATGTCCAAAACTCTGGTCGCTACTTGGTCCAAAACTCTGGTCGCTACTTGGTCCAAAACTCTGGTCGCTACTTGGTCCAAGCTCGCCAGAAGGCAAGCGGTTATGCTGAATGGAGCCGTCGCTGGGAATCACGCGCCGCGCCGAGTTGGCGCTTGAGGTGTCTGTTTTTTCAGGATGCCTCGAATCACGGTGTAAACGCTCGTGACTGCCGCAATTACCGTGTTCAATTCCAACGGCAGGGCATTCCCGGTCTTCTGGAGGTACCATACGTTGAATCCCAGGAAGGCAGCAATGAGCCAGAATTCTGTGGTCTTGTAGCCGACTTTAGCGGTGCTCACCACGGGTTTGATGGCTGCGATGTCTTCTTTGACTTCGACGGCAATCTTTGGAATCAAGGCGACCAATCGAGCTTTATCCTTCGCCTTGATGGCCGCAATGGCTTCTTTGGCTAAGGGGTAATCGTCCCCAAGTTCAATCATGGCTTTTTCCAGCGCGGCAGTTTGTTCAGGTGTTAATGGCATAGGTTTTGTTGTTTGCTGTGTTTGATGGACTGCAAGAAATTACGGATTCTGCGCCCGCAGCTTGAGCTTGAGTTTGCGCCCAGTTGGTTGCGATTCACCACCTTGACGCTCATACGGCCCAATATCCCAAGTTGTCCCGCGATCCGTCCCATCCTTGTCGGAGGTGAATAGTTCGCTATAAGCAATCCCGCGCCCTATAACATCTGTGTTGTTGCCCAATAAATGAAAGTTATTATTGAGCGACTTTGGCGTGTAGTTGACAAAGTTCGGAAGATTCGTCCTTACACTTGGGTCAAAATTTGTTTTCCATGCGTCAACCGTGTAAACCGTCCCCAAGTAGCTAACCCGCGGCGTGTGACCGGCCCCAGCGTGCATGATGTTATTGGTTATTGTCCATGTGGATTGACCTGCACCAGAGCTTGGAAACAATTTCCACATCAAGGAATAGGTTCCTGCGCCACCGAAATTCACGAACATATTGTTGGCAATGATATTGTTGGTGCCGGGATTGTTCCCTACCTCAACGTCAACTGATATGCCAATGTTGTTGTTGGTATTGTCAATGAACAGGTTGTTAATGATATGGATGTTGGTGTAACCAATTAACCCGGCAGAGTTGTACATTCTGATAAAACCAGCCGAAACTGTGTCAATCTCCTCTATCCTGAAGATGTTATTGTAGATTCTGATGTTTGCCAGTCCCTTTGGGGTAACAAATGGAGCCGGACTCAGCATGGAATCCCCAATGTTTATGAACTCATTGTTGTACACCTTAAGCTACCAGCCGTTGCTCTGCAAAAAGTCGGTATGATTGGACGAGTTGGTTTCCGTTGTTATGGAGCAGCGAAACACGTTCTCAAACATCGATACGCCGTCAAGGCACTGCACGCCATCCGGCCCGCCCAATCCGCGGGCTGTATCCAATGACATACAGGTTATCCGGTTACTGAATATCAGGTGTGAATCCCATTCGTTTCCCGGCCTGGCCTTGCTGCTGTTAAGGCAGATTACCGTGTCTCCATAGGCCAGCATATTGCAATAAGCAATTATCTTGTTGGTTCCTCCGGTTAGGTGAACCGCCGTGTTGACATTGGTGATGACACAATGGGACACAGTGATGTCGGAGCTATCAAGCCCGACAATCCCGCGGGAATAGTTCTTGTTGGTGCTGTTCCGCCAGTTGATAATGTGCAGGTTGGTGCCCCCACCCACCTCGCCGCTGATTGTCACATAAGCGCGATGCACAGCTATGGCGTCTATTGTACTAGATAGTCCATAACCTGATCCGTCAATCTTCACGATGCCATTATGGCCGGCATCCTGCCAAACCCGGATGCTTATCCTGCTGGCTGCCGTTCCTGACGCGCCAACCGTCAACGTGTTGGTGTATGTTTTGGATGTGCTGCCTCCGGATATGTAAAGCGTATCTCCCGCCTTAACGCCGGAAGCGCCCCAAACAACACTGGAAAGGTTCGTCCACGCGTTCGACCAGCTTGTGCCGTTGTTCAACCCAGTGGCCGCATTGTCAGCGTACCACGGTGCGGCGTTAAGTGTTAACGCAGCAAACGCAATAAGCAGTATATAGAATCGGTTTATTATCGGGAGATGACCTTCCAGAAGCGAGCGTAGTCAACGTGCAGTGACCTCGACGTTGTGCCGTTAATCTTCTGAATTACCGCGTATGGTCTAGTCAATTCCGCGCTCGTTGGAATGTTGTTGTCTGAGATGGTAGTTGCAATAACCCCATTGGCATAGAATGTCACCGTGCTGGCGTTTGCGTTTACATGAACACCCAGTCTGTACCAGGTATTAACCGCAAAAACCAACCCCGTATTATTTGTGGTTCTCGTTCCATTTCTGGCAACCACAGCAACCCAGTTTGCGTTGTTCGTTGTGTACTGGAAATAGGCACCGTCAGTTGCCGCTCCGGTAGCTGTATCATTAAATCCAACCCTGATTTCATAGGTCTCCGCTACCGTTGAAAGTTCGTTGGGTGATTTGACGATAAACTCACTTGCACACTCGCCACCTCCAAAAGCTACAGCCGATGCATTATTACCGCCTGTAAAAGAATGCGCCGTTGCACTTGACCCGGTTAGCAGGTTGACTATGCCAGGGCGATTAGTTACGGTGTCGGTTGAGTTTCCAACTGAACCACCAGAAGAACCGATAGACCAGCCGTTTTCAGAGGTTGTTGAATAAAAATCGTTGTCACTGTAAGCGATTGTCAACTTCTCATGGTGAGCCATGTTAGTCGAAAACCCACTCGTCCCAGTGCCGCCCGTGCCATAACCTTGATCCACCACCCAAGTCTTCGTGGCCACGTTGGAATACGCCAGATCGCTCAGGATCACGTTGCCGTCCGGGTTCACCGAGAACACCACCTTATCCGCCGCTCCGGGGGTTTGCGGCGTGCTGTTCAGCGTGAAGGTACCATTCACCAGCACGTTATTCATTCGCGTCAACCCCCCTAGCCAGTTCGTTTGCTGCTCCGGGGCGAACACCACATTATTCGTTCCGATCCTGACCGCCCGCGTGGCGTTATTAATCGTCAATGCCGTATGCCACACGCTGCCATCGTACATTCCCAGCAGCATATCGCCCGATGCGCCAATCGAGCGCCGCGTGGCCTTGCTGGGCGTGTTATCCAGCCAATGCTGGTCCCCCAACGAGGGGCCCACACCGATCATGCCCAGGTGCCTGATGCTGCCCAGCACATCCAGTTTCTGCGCCGGCGTATTCGTTCCGATCCCGACATCCCCAGTGCCTGTAATGACCAATCGGTTGGTGAGTGAGGGGAACCCTGTCTTGAATACGATTGGGGGCGCGGATGAGTGCGTCGCTTCAAGGCTCCAACCCAGTGAAGCCGCCGTAGTAATGCGCGAGAGTCCGCCGATGAACTCCATGTTGATCCGGCTGGCAACCGCATCGCCTAGACTGAACGTTCCCAACAAATGTAGTGTTGCGTCGGGATTATTCGTCCCAAT